TCCATGCGATTGTTCAACAAAAAAGAGATGATTGAAACGTGCAATTCTCGTCTGGACATTCATGGTTATCAGGTGACAGATTTCCTGACTGAACCACAACAATACATGCCCGCATCTTGCTGATTTTATGTCACTTATCAAAGATTATCTTCACACAAAAATGACTGACAACCTTGAAATGTTGACTGCCCGTGAACAACTTATGGAGGACATTGATTGTATCATTGAATCAAACTTTGGTGAGGTTGAATACAAAGATGATGTAATCCGTCAACTTTGTGATGCTGTCTGCCGTAATTTCCCTTCTAACTGATGCCTACGATTCAAGTCTACGATGTAATAAAAACTAAACACAAATAAACCAGTTGGGGAACTGGCACAACTCTGCTTGTAAGGTCGCCGTTTTCGTGTATTATTAAAGAGTCAAAGAAATCACACATGACGATCACTCAAACCAAACCACAATTTCTGACTGAAGCACTTATTGAAGTGCTGAACAATGAGTGGAAAGTAAACTCGATCGAGTCTGGTCGTTCTGTTTATACTCAACTTGAGTATGAAGTTGGTCGCAAATATATCAAAGTTTGGTCTTATCTTGTCGGTGGTGAGAGATTGAATGGACGTTCTTGCTGGATGTTTGTTGATAAGAACACTGGTGAATGTTACAAACCAGCATCATACAAAGCACCTGCAAAAGGTGTCCGCTATCTGATCACTCAGTTGGCAGATAATCCTCATATTTGTGATGCTTACGGTTCCTTTCTTTATCTTTAATCTGAGGTGTGCCAGTTGGATAACCTGCACACAAAATGGGCACGGGGTCCAGTTTCGTGTATTGTAGAAGAGTCAAAGGAACACACGCAATGGCAACTCCAATCTTCACACTTTCACCCGAAATGCAACAGTCTTGGGATTATGTTATGGGACAAATGTTGTCCTTCGTCAATGATACAAATGCCGATGTAGATATGGCATACGATTTTGTCTGTGATCAGTTAGGAATTGATTCCTTTGTTGATAACGAAGCAGCATGGAATGATTTCTACACTTATTGGGAAGCAGCAGACAATCGTAACCAAACCCAATACAACTTTGCCTGATTGATGTTCACTGACCCCTGCACAATTGCTCTCTCCTTTATGCGTTATTCTGTTCACTGCCCATCTGCCCCATACGAAAATTCCTCCTTCGTTGATATCGACGATGCGTGGGGTTTGTGTTTGGATCTTTCTGAAGAATTCGGTTATGCCGAAGTTCGTCAGGGTGAACATTTGCTCGGTAGTTACACTAACGGTCAGTGAGTTTCTGACACTAACCCATTCGTTCCTTAATTAACATCATCATGCCAGAAACTAAGTTCAACATTTACGGTGAAATGTTTCATCAAAATGGTTACTCTCGCATGGATATCCTGAGTTACATTGCACCGACAAGAGAGGAAGCATTGCTAACATGTAAACGTAACAATCCTGGGTTTCACATTATGTCCATATGGGAAGATGAGAGTAAACCTGAGGTTGTGAAACTGCAACCCCTTCGTTAACATCAACTCATTCGTTCCTTCATTAACATCATCATGCGTAAGATCGAATCTCAAATGATTGCTGCCGTCAAGAACAATCAAGACTGGCAATCTGCTAACACTTCTGTTCACTTTAACGCAGAAGAAAACGTCTCTGTTATTCGTCTTCATGGACACAAGATTGCTGAGGTTGGTGATGATTATATGACTATCTTCGATGGTGGTTATCAAACCAAAACTACAAAATCTCGTCTTAATGCACTTTGCCAAGAGTTTTGTATTGCTGGTGAAGGTGTATTTCAGAAAGATTTTCTTTGGTATGTTCGTAAGTTTGTTGGATGTGTGAACGGTCAAAATGTTTATCAAACTGATGATTTCGTTTCTGGTTATTTGTTTGCATGAAATATACGTTAGTTAAGTTTCAAGGTCGGTGGGTGAAAGTATTCAACAAACTCTCACCTCCGACCGAATGGATTACAATCATCAACAAATCACACATCAAATGAGTTACACTGATCCCTGCACAATTGCACTTTCAATGGAGAAAGATTATGCTGAAATCCATGACCATTGGTTAAATGATGAAACGATTGAAGAGTTTATTCATGAGGAGAAAATGAATGTCCAATGTGATGAATTTGCCCAGGATAATTACACTGTTTGAATGATGCCTGAAACTTACAACTTCACTGGTGATGGTGTTACAATTTTGGGGATGATTGGTATCATCTCCACTGCCATTATTTTGTTCACTGCTTTCTCTCGTTACTTTAATTCTCCACTGCGTAAATGATTACAACTATCGAACAAGATCTTCACTTTCTGTATGAAGTTTGTGAACTTAATGGTGAACAAGTGGATACTATCATGACAGAATGTCAGAAACTCAATGTCTCTGCTGAGTATTATTTGGAGGAGTTCACTGAGTTCTGATGATTGAACTACCCACAAGTTTTACACACAAACCTCCCAAAGGTTATTCTTATGAGGTTACACAATTCAAACGTAATCTCATTGCTATTTGGATCGTAAATCATCAAAACTTTTCCTACACAACAAAAACTCCCAAATCAATCTGGGGGTTTTTTAATACAAAATCTCAAACATATCATGCCCCAATCAATCATAAAACAGTAGGAAAAAAGGTTGACATTTCTGATACTAGATGTTACACTTCTATGCAGATTAAACTCAATCCCCTAGAAAGTTTGCTCTATGACGTATCATCCTAAACTCAATGATTTTGTCTCATGGAAACACATACAAGGTTGGGTTTATTACATTGACCAAGATACACTCTCAATCGAGATTAACACTTACCCCAAAAAACGTCCTGTTTATGTGAATCAAATCAGACATCAAAAAGATCATGTTCTTGTTGTTTGCCCACGTCATTGTTGGCATGAATTAACTTACATTAAATCAAGAGAATCGAAACATGATGATTAAAACTGTATGGAGATTATGGTGTAAAGCTCTGGGTGAAAAACAAGGGAAAGATGATAAGGAAGCAGATACAGTAGCAATCATCAGAACGGTTATCTTTGCTACCTATCTTATCACTAATGTAGCAATTGTTGCTAATGCTGTGAGACATTGGAATGACGTAGATTACACCCCAAAAACATCAATAAATAGCATGTTTTGAGTTAAAAATGTATTAAAAACGTATTAAAAAATGTATTTGAGTTTGTTAAAGAGTTTTCCACAATTCCACAGAAAGAGTTACTTTGCAGTGTATTTGTGGTATCTAAGCAGTTACTTTGCAGTGTTTAATCCTGTGGAAAACTGTTGTTAATGTCCCTCTAATACTTGTGGAAAACTGTTGTTAATGTCCCTCTAATACTTGTGGAAAACTGTTGTTATTCTTCTGGAAATGTGTCCAGGTCTTGTGATCTAAGCGAGCATAACATAACACGACGATTCTGTCAACCCCCACCCCGATTCTCATCATCAGACCCACACAAAACCTTGACAATCCTTAGAGGGTTGTTATATAATACTAAGGTCAATCACTCCTGAACTGATGCACACCAGTCACGCACAAAAACAGCAGATTCGTGTTACATTAGACTTTGAAGTCTTTGAGGATTTTGATGTTCATCAGATTGATTTTCACAAGGTCTTTGATATTCAAGGTGGGGAGAACTTGACAGTCACTGTGGAAGATATGTCAGAAAGTGTAGAGAACCTCTGGGAAGCAGCGTATCACTAAACACTTGACAGTTTGACAGTGGTTATGATAGAATAGGTGCAGGACAGTTGCTGTGACTTATTGGCAGTTATTGCGGCGGGCGTTGATGCGTTCGCGGCGGCGATGGGGCGTATATAAAAAAGCAAACTACCCTAACCTACAACGAACCCAAAAAGCGAGATAAATATCGAAGTCTCAAAAAAATTCTGAGGTATATAAAAATGCCTCATAGGTTGGACTTATGGAAAAAAAATCTTCGGAGAAATTTGAGCGCCCATGGGGTTATTATGAGAATCTTTTAGAGGAGTCTACGTATAAGGTCAAGAGGATTGTTGTAAATCCTGACCAACAATTAAGTTTACAATACCATTATCATCGATCAGAGTATTGGACTGTGGTCGAGGGTGATGGTTATGTTACTATTGGGGATAACTGTTATCATGCATCACCTCATAGTCATTTCAAGATTGCTGTAAAGGAACATCATAGGTTAAAGGGAGGTGAAAATGGTATAACTATTATAGAGGTTCAATTAGGATCTCGTTGCGAGGAAGATGACATTGTACGATTAAAAGATGACTATTCAAGAGTATAGATTTCACATCTACGCAAAGGATAAATGTTTATTTCATAATCTTCAACAGGAAGATTTTACAAATAAATGGAAAACGTTAAAGGGTATGGTAGGTCTCATGAAGACTGAATATAAAGTTGAGGATCTTTCATATGAACAAGTTGAACTCAACAATATAGAGGGGTCATATTGACAAACTCTAAATAATCACTTAGAATTGATTTGTAGGTCATTCAAACTTATGGCAAAAGGATTTACTGTAAAAGCAAAAACTCCTCCTGCACAAAGGAAAGAGGAGTTTGATATTGAAGCAATTAAGCAACGGATGCGTGGAAAGAGCATTGTGTTCTGTTTACCTGGTCGTGGTGTTTCATATGTGTTCTTGAAGAACTTTGTTCAACTTTGTTTCGACATGGTTCAGAATGGAATGAGTATTCAGATTTCACAAGATTACTCATCCATGGTTAACTTTGCACGTTGTAAGTGTCTTGGTGCAAATGTACTTCGTGGACCTGATCAGATTCCCTGGGATGGTAAGTTGAAGTATGACTATCAGTTGTGGATTGATAGTGACATTGTATTTGACACGAACAAGTTCTGGCAACTGTGTGATCTTGCGATTGCAGAGGATGGTACAGAGAAAGAGATTGTATCTGGATGGTATTGTACCGAAGATGGGAAGACAACTTCCTGTGCTCACTGGTTAGAGGAAGGTGACTTCCGTAAGAACGGTGGTGTGATGAATCATGAAACTCTGGAATCGATCTCAAAACGTCGCAAACCTTTCACAGTTGATTATATTGGATTTGGTTGGGTGATGATCAAGAATGGAGTATTTGAGCATTCTGAGATGAAGTATCCATGGTTTGCACCAAAGATGCAGCAGTTTGAATCTGGTGAGGTTCAAGATATGTGTGGAGAGGATGTTTCATTCTGTCTTGATGCAATTGCTGCTGGTTTTGATATTTGGGTGGATCCTCGGATTCGCGTTGGTCATGAAAAAACTCGTATTATCTGATTATGGCAAAACTTAAATCTTCACTCACTGGTAAAGCCATGATTGAGTCTCATCCAAAAAAGACTCGTCAAGGTGATGGACAAAATACTAAATATGCTGCGAGCTCTCGTAACTCTGCTCGTAAGAAATATCGCGGACAAGGCAAAGGATGAGTCAATTAGTCGTCAATCTCCCACCACAAAAAGTGTGGGTTCGTAAAGAATATTTGAGAGATTTACAAGACGGCTATGGGGAATTTGTAGAGGGCGTCTGGGTATCGGCAAAGTCCATACCTGGACGTGCTTTTTATTTTGAGACTTATTTGCCTAAGTATGGGGCAATGTATGATAAACTACCCATTAGCGCGTTTCTCTCGCGTCCAGAGACACCAGATCCTGATTTAGATTTACCAAAT